CGAGAGTAAATCAGCGTTCCCCGCCGTCATCCCTTGGTCTTCGTACCGCCCGCGAATCTCCTCTTTGGATGCGATCAGGTCTGTAACGATGCCGGGGGGCGTCAGGAGAGCCATCATGCGAGGCATCGACTCAGCAGCCCCGAGGATGCCGTTGGTGATCCAGTTCGAAGAGTTGAGCGGATCAACTTCACCGTTCACACGCTGGAGAAACCGGCGCTCAACCGCTTTGGAGTCTCTGAGCTTCGCCACGTCCTCTGGTTTTGTGAAGAGACGTTCTTGGAAGAAACCCGCCACCGAGTTGATCGCTTTATCGAGGCCACGCTCCACGCGACGGGCTGACTTCTCTGCGAAACCGGCCTCTTCTTCACCCGTCTTTGGTTTGCTGGCGGCTCCCGCGGCAAAGTCCATGACCAGCTCTTGGTCTTCCCGGCTAAGCGTGCCGAGTTCCTGCATGACCTGCTGGCCTTCGGTGATCTGATCGGCTTCTTCGCCGGGGAGTGCCCCTTTCTTTAGCTTCGCCATCAGCGCCGTCGCGCGATCAATGGGGCCGGAGAGGCGAGCGGCGTTCTCTTGGAAGAAACGGAACTGCTGAGCCGCGTACTGGCGGTAATAGTCGTCTTTCGCAGGGACGAAGCCAGCGGTGGTTCTGTTCGCCTGCTTCCACGCCTCGTACGTCTGGTTGAAGTCTTTGCCGCTGCGGGCTGCGTCGTACAGCTCCCCCGAGAATCCAGCGAGCATCTGCTGACCGGCCTTCTCGTTTCGTAGGTGTGAGCCGACTGCGGAGTAAAAAGCCGAGTCGTCCATGTCCGCCTGCAAGCCGAGCACCTGATTGGCGTAGGACTTTCGAAACTGCGGCAGGTTGTTTGAGATCGTCGTGGCGTCTTGTCCAAACTGAGCCGCAAGAAACGCGGTGTTTGCCGCCTTCATCTTCGCCAGCTTCACGTCCGTCTGTCCGGCCACTGCCACATTCAGCGCAGAAGCCGAAGCAGAGTCCAAAGCGGCGTCCATCTTGTCCACCCCGTCAAAGAGCCCGGCCATGTCCACGGGATTGGTCTTGGCAGGCTGTCCCTGCGCTTTTGCGGGGGTTTCTTCCGCCAGACCGCCTGAGAACGGATCAAAGGACTCCGGCTCGTTTACGGCGGTTGCTTGGCCACTGCTGAACGGATCGAAAAGCTCACTCATTTACTTCTTGGTACCGCTTCGCCCGTTGTACTCAAACAAAGAACCTTTCGGGAGCTTATCGAACTCCTCCTTTGTCCCGATCTTCACTGGAGCGCCGTTTCCGGGTTTGTCTGTCGTCTTGGCGGACGCCTGTGCTTTCCCGGCGTAGCTATTGAGGATCGGCGTAGCTGAGTTCGTCGTGTTCACCGCTTCCAGCTTCGAGTTGATGAAGTCGCGTTGCTGAACCGGTGTCGCTTTCGGGTTCGCACTCATGAAGGAGGAAAGCTGCTGACGCAGTTCGATGTTTCGACCGTAGGCGGCTTGGTACTGCTTCGCATCAAGTGGCCGTCCCGTCTCCGAATCCTTCTTCGTCAGTCCAAGGAATCCACCGTCAAGCAATTCGTCCACATACTTGAGGACGGTCTTGTCTCCGTTGCTCTCGTCGCCCGGCTTCGTCCGCACGTTGAGCCGACGCTCCAGTTCCTGCTTCTGATCAGCAGTGAAGCCCGCGCGATCTCCAACCAGCTTCGCGAACTGCTCCTGTGTGGGGTCTTGGTTTGGGTTGTAGAGATCGACCTCTCGCAGCGCCTTGGCGAAGGCCACCGTGACCTTCGGATCATCTCCCGAGCGCGTCTGCTCCTGAATGATCCATTTCTTTTGGGTCGGCGTGATCTTCTTCTGATTCACGAGACCCTGCAATTCCTGCTCAGGGATGATTTCGCGGGCGTTACGGCGATCTGAGAGCCCCTGCATCGTATCGACACGGACAGAGGAGATCGCCCGCTTCGCTTCCACTGCGAGGGCCTGACGGCGGTTCTCGTCGAGGTTGCCAAAGTTCTTCCAGCGGCCCGTGGGCGTCTGTGCCTCAAGTTCGTCGAGCGTGCCGATCGGGTCGGTGTTGATGCCGCGATTCACCGCGTAGTAGTCCACGCGCTCCGCCCCCTGCTTTTTGATCTGCACGGCGTCAGCGTCCGTCATCAGTCCCGCACTCACGGCGGTATCAATGGCGATCTCGCCGCGTTCGTAGTCCCCAGCCTGCCACATGAAGTCTGCCACGTTGAGAAGCTTCGCTTTCTGGCGGTCGACAGTGCGCACGTTCGCCTGCGTGCCGATGCGGATGGCTGAGTCCTGATCGAATTTCTTGTACTCGTTGGCAAGCTGTCCCTTGACGACTGGCGCGAGGTTCTTGTCGGAGAGGAGCTGCTGTTTCACTTCCAAGGACTTTGCCTGCCAGCCTTCCACCCACTTCTCTTCGTCGGGCTCTTTCTTCATCTGGATCTGATAATCCGCGAAAGCCTTGTCCATCGTCATCTCCGACTCCACGAGCGCAGTGCGGTTGCGGGCGTCAGCGGCGCGGAGGGCGAACTCGCCCATCACCGTTCCGGCCTGCTGGATCGCCTGCCCCATCTGGCCTTGCGCGCGGGCGGGCGCCATGAGCGCGTCCATGTTGGCTGGTGCCCCACCGATGGGAGCCGCGGCTACGGCGGTGTTAGAGATCGTCTGGATTGGCATTTTATGGAGAGGAAAGGAATTTGAAGAAGCTCGTTGCTTTGAACCACGTGATAACCGTCCCCAAAACTCCGAGCACGCCGAAAACGAGAATAGCAGCCTTGGTCCTCATCTTCACCGCCTCTTCCACCTCGGCGAGACGTTTGTCGATTCCCGTCACCGTCGTGATCAGCCCGATCTTCTGGTACTTCGCGTCTCCCAATAAACACGCCTCGATGCGTTCAAGAATTGCCGTCTGCTCGCGGAGCACGGTGTCTTGGCCCACGGTGCGCAAAAACACGTCATTAATGACTGCGTGCGTGACGCCGTTGGTGCGGTGACGGTCGGAAGCCTGCTGCGCTGAGTCCTTCGTGATCTCGGCCTTAATTTCAACGCGCAAAGCCTCCATTGCCTTTAAAAACTCTGGAGTGGTGATCATCTTCGATTCATCGAGTGGCGGCATTACAGTTTCACGGTTGGGGGTTTTGTTCGCCAGCATCAGCGGTGCCCAGTGAGGCGACTCGGCGAGCTGGAGGAATTATTCCGGTATTGGGCAAACTTGCCCGGTCCGTGGTCGTGGAGAATGGTGGCGTTTGCGTTCTTGCCCCAGCGGCGCTCTACCCAACCCATCGAATCAGGGAGCGCGTCTCCCTCCATTCGCTTCCAGACAACGCTCCAAGCCTGCTGCTCGAGCAACGGCTCTCGTGGCGTTCTGATGCTGAGTTGGCCGTACGCTTGGTAGTACCGCTGGATAATCTGCCCCTTGTCCCCCTGACCAAAATACATGACGCCAGCGCACATTTCTTTGAAGACGGGTTCGTCGTAACCCACGTCAATCATGCGAGGCCCTGAGTCCCGAGTAATGGCTATGTCTGCCATTTCCCATGGACCGATAAAGTTCTGGAGCGGATGCTGGAGCGTGGCATCGGTGTCGATAATCAAGACCGGCCCTTCGATCTGCCGTAACGCCTCCACCATGAGAGCGCCTTTGCGATCCATTGGGTGATTGGGGCGCATCAGGATCGCGTGCGCGCTCACGTCCACGCGAAGCGTTGGGTAACGGGTGTTCGGCGTCTCCAAGTCCGTCAGGACCATGAAGGGGAGCGTTGTCCCGCTGACGATGAACGCTTCCACCCAATCGTTGAGCAGGGCCTCGTAGGCGGGGTTCTCTCCCCAATATGTGGTGAGGACGATCATTTTGCCCTCTCTCCTTTCTCGTGGCCGATAACGAGGAAAACAGCTCCAGCGATTGCCACCGCACCTACTGCCCACAGCCAGCTCGGGACGTCGGCGAGCTTCCACGCCAGAAAGAACACGCCAGCGGCGGCTCCCGTGAGCATCGCCCCTGTTGGATATTTCAAAAGCATCATCACTGCGGTAGCCGCGAGCGATCCGAGTGCGGCGTAAAGAAGCGGCGCGCGAGCGGCATTGTCTGCCTTCCTGAGTGCTACCGTCTGATCAGGGGCACGCTCGTTTGCCAGTGTCACAGAGTCGGTCTGCTCCCGCACAGTCTCTTTCGTTTCCTTTGGGAAGGTAAACGTCGTCTCCGTCCTCGCAGGCGTGGTGGCCGTTCCTTGCGTTTCTACGGTCTTCTTCTCCGTTCCGGCAGGAATAACGGTCTCCGTCGTCTTCTCCCCGCTATTGACCACCGACGGCGTGCTGGCGTTGCCGGGCGGAGTAAGCTCAACGCGCCCCATCCGAAGTTTGCCCGTATTAAGGCATCCCGAAAGCAAAAGGGAGATGACCAGCATCCAGCGCATCAGAGAGCCCCACGGTATTGGTAGTTTGCGCTCATATTGGCGATGTTCGAAGCTCCAGAGAGTAGTGTGGCCTGCCCCTGCTTGTTGTACGCGGAGGCCAGCGCCTGCCCTTCGATGCGCGTCTGGGCTGCGGTAGCGAAACCTGCGCGGCGCTTCCCTTCGTCGGCTCGCTTCTGATCCTGCACCTGCAATTCCATGAGACCTGCCTGCTCAGCGAGCACCGCAAGCGGAGAGCCAGCTTCACTGATTCCCATCTTCGCCAAGTTAGCGCGGTTCGAAGACATCGCCAGACGGTTCTGTCTGCGCTGGCGGTTCGCGTTCTCGCGCGCCTCCAAGTCGGCTTGGATCGTTTGGTTCTCGCCCAGTTTCGCGTTGTACTCGCTGACACTCTTGGCCGTACGCTTCTGCGTCTGGTTTGAGTCGTAAGCGACATAAGTGCCCGCGGCGGCAAGGATCAAAGCGGCTGCTGTAAGGTAGGCCATGGGGAGCGTTACGAGGGGTTTGCTGGCGGCGTTAGCTGCTTGATGTAGTGGGTAACGTTCTCGTCCCGCTTCTGGTAGCCGTTGCGCTCATAAAGTCGCCCCAGCGACTGCTGACGGCAGGCGGTCAGAACGATCTGATACCCCCGGCGTTCGCACTCCTGCCACGCGAAGCCCAAGAGCACGTTGATCGCCTTGGCTGCCTTCATTGGCGTGATCGACGGATCAGTCACGAGCCATTCCATCATGCAAAAGATTCCGGTCGATGCGGTGTAGATCCATACAGCCGCCAGTTTCTTCCCATCCTCTTCTGCCACCAGCCCGAGCGTATTGAGCGCAACGATGGGGATCGGGGCGAAGTGATGCCCCTTCCACCACTGCTCAAAATCAGGGTAGTCAGCTTCGATGTCTGTGATGAGTCGCAGGGTGATCATTTTAACGGCCTGTGGTGATCTGCTTCGTGATCAGCGCCAGAATGGTGCAGGGGAGTGGCTGTTCTTGTTTCAATGAGAACGGCGTATCGTAATCGTACGTCAGCGGGAACTCCAAACGCTTGTCTCCGGTGAATAGCGGCGGGGAGGCATCCATCGGATCGCTGGTGGTCCTAAAAGGCACTTGATAGCTTCGTCCATCTCCACAGTCGAACGTCATCCCAAGCGTCCGCCTCAGGCGCACCACGTACTCCACCGTCTTCTTGTACTGGCCCATGATGACGCCGAGGGTGGGGTCGATATCCAGCCGCATCGGTTTGACCGTAGAAACAAACGGGAACCCGAGATGAACCACGCGGGCGGGAACCACCAACGTGATCGAGCCGTCGGGCTGGACAGTGAATGGGCCAACGACTGCGCCGTCTGCCAGTCCTACGACTTGCATACCCTCCAAGTGATCGAGTCCAGAGATGACCGTCACCGGCGTTCCGCTGTAGCTCAGCCCCGCATCAACATAAAAGGCGTCTTGCTTGTCCGTCCAGCGAACCGGGTTCAGACGCTCCACGAAGCGGCGCTCAACACCCTCAATCGTCCGGCGCACCACGAACCACACTTCGTCGTCTGCGTTGTTGTCTCCGTAAATCGCAGCAACTGATTCAACGACGCCCTGCGTGGGGTGCCGATGCCAGCCGATGACGTTTTGCTCACGGTCGTACGTGAGACCTATAAGTTGCCCGCCGCCGATGAGTTCGTCGTCGTTATTGCGAATCTCCCCCGTAACGCACCAGAGAATCGGAACCGGATCGCGTTGCAGCGTCATCTTCACGATTCCGCCTTCGGTGACGTGCTCAGAGAGCAGCGTGAGATCAGCGGCCACAAACTTCTCAACCTCGAAGGAGTAGATAAGCTCACGAACCTTCCGGCTCTTTCTCTGCACGAAAATAACAACCTCTCCAACCAGCATCGCCTGCACGTACTCGGAGCCGTAGGAGGATTGAATCCGGGCGTGAATCGTCGAGGGCGTGAGCGCTTTCTCGGTCGAACGTGAGCCAACTGCCCATTCGTTGCCGGTTGTGCCGATCAAAAGCTCTTTCTGAGAAACCAGCCACTGGATCGCGTTCAGCTCCTCACCCGAGAGCGTGAAGAAGAGGCTGGCGTCGTCTCCCGTACCAGTGAGGAAATTCTCGTAGTCGCCGATGACGGACATCCAGACGCTTTGGGGGAGCTGAAGTGTACCGCCGAACGTGAGCCGCTGTTCGTGGATCGTCACTGCGCGGGGGAAACCTTGGTAGTCGCTCCAAGCACCTTCTGCCCAGATGTCCGTCGGTACTGTGTCGTAAATATCGTCTAAAACATCAGCGATTACGTGGGTGGAATCGACGAACTCTGTGATGCGAACCGTGCCGTAAACCGTCGCGTCCGTCGATTCCAAGACCACGCGTGCACCGCTTTGGCTGACAAAGTTCTGAATTAGTACGCGGTAGTCCGCTTCCTTGTCCGCCGTTCCCTCGATGTCCACGTTGCGATCAGACCGGCTCTCCGCACGGCGCACTGTCTCAAACGTCACTCCACCATCAAATGATCGTTGAACTAAAATGTCTGCATTCCAAGTTCCATACGTGCGCACGTTGTACGTGCCAAGGATTCGCAGCAGTGGGGCTGTTGCGCCATTGCCGTCAGAGAAGTTCTTGGACACCGCAGCTGCTGCGCGAACGTGGCCTATTCTCCAGTACGCGCCTACGTGCTGCGGATTGAAAAGCGTGAAGCTTGATTCCAACTCCACCTCGTTGGGGTTTGTCGTGGGTGTCGGGGTGATCGTAAACGTCTCGTTTAAGTTCGGGTCCAGCGTGGGCGGCACTGCGAACACCACCTCAATCAGCTCCCAATCGTCATCAGCGATCCGGCTGAGCTTGTAGGGAGGGTAGTCGGGATGCGCCGTGTAGATAACGTCGTTGATCTGCTTCCATTGGATCTCAAACAGGTCTTCCTCTTGAAAGGGCGTGGCGATCTCGTACGGCTCAGGAATGGTGCCGGTGAGAACCTGCTCCCCGTGCTTATAGAACCGCATGTACTCGTGGCCGACCTCAATCGTGAAGGTGGTGGTGACGGAAAACTGAAAGCTCCACAGCGTACTCTTGGCGTCCTCGTCCAGCTTCGTCGTCGCGATGTACTGCATCCCCGGACGACGGATCACACAGCCATATGTCTGAATCAGGAAGCTCTCGAGGATGCGGCACGCGCTCCCGGCCTTCTCCAAGTCAGCGCGTGCGTCGAGAAGCGGGCTGAACTCGCCAGAATTGAAGGAAACCTGCGTCTTATTACTTTTCCCGGTGGCCATGGTGCTCAACGATGACGATTAACCCAGCGTGATTCAAAAGCTGCGTTGTACACCGGAGGGCGGGTCTGGCTTCCATCGAAGCGGCGTGCCTTGGGAAGGACGGTGTTGTAGTAAAGCTGTAGAAACTGCCCCGCGCGCTCTCCGTTGTCTTGCGTGAGCGGTCCGGCAATGCGTGCGGCAAGCAGCGTGGCGACAGCAGAAGCGAACTGACTTCCAAACTTGGAAGCGTCGGTGTCGTAGACCGTGTACTCTAGGGCCACCGCGTCAGCGTTCGCGTAGATCTGTTTGTTTTGGATTTCCCACCACCCAGAGGGCTGTCCGGTGAAAACCTCCCCGTTCACCTGAATAACGCGTAGAAGGTCAACAGGCAGGCCGTAGGCGTAGCGCCAGCCAAAGAGATTGCCCGGCTGGGGAGCGATGCGCGCAAGGGTGCCTCCGCGTTTGAGGAAGTTCCAGAAACTGGACTCCTCCACCTCGCGCAGCACTTCGTAGTAATTGCGATTACATGCTTCGGCCCGCGGGTTCTCTTCCGTGAGCTGCATGATCGGCGTAGCCCCGACAAGATCGAGGGCTTGGTTTGCGATGGAAACGGGAGAAGGCATGGAGTGAGGTGATTAAAAGATAAGACCCGCGCCCCGGTATGAGACGCGGGTCTAGACCCATGAGTAAACGAACGCCTTTAGGCGGAGATGCGCGGCGCGTACACAGTGATGATACCGCCTGCGGCTGGTGTAGCCAAGGTGGCGAGCGTCATCGTGAGCCAAGCATCGGTCTGGAGGCGGAACGGACGGGCGTAGGCAACTCCGGCAGTGCCGAAGGAGACCCAGCCCACCGCAGCCGCGTTGATGCCGTCCGCGTAGCGGTCAGCGTCGTTCGCAACCCAAGGCGAGGTTGCGCCAGAGTCGAGATCGCCGATGTCCAGCGTGAGCGTTGCAGCAGGATCAACCTCAACCCAGACGCCACCGTCTTTGACGACGAGGATGTCACCGGCGTTGAGCTTGACCAAACGGATCACGTCGCCAGCGACTTCATCGCCTTGAAACGTGTAGCTGATAAGCGTTGGGTCGTAACGGGGCGTGACACGGAAGCCTTCTTTCCGCAGTGCGATGGGCACATTGGGAGAGAGGCGGGAAGGGAAGAGATCAGAGTAGTAAGTGGCCATTTTAGTAGGTTCCTTTTAGATGATTCTGGTTGAAATGGCGGATTACGGGGATTGATCGCAGTAGATCAGCACCACGTATTCCTCTTGGAGACGCGTTGCGCCTGCCACGAGGGTCGTGCGGACTTGGATCGTGTGATTCTGCGTGGGCAGAATGTCGATGCGGGCCTTGGGGCTCTCGCCGTCACCGTAGACCACGCCGTCACGCTGCCATGCAAGCACGGTGGCGATGTCGGTAGCGGGGTCCACCGTCAGGCGGGTGCTCATGATGAAGGTGAAGCCGAGGAAGCGGTCCACCTTGCCGTCGATGAGGGCCTTCACATCCGAATACCGGCTGTTGGAGACCTGATCGACATCGCGAAGGAGGTCTTCGAGCTGCGCAGGGCGCACAGCGATGAAGCGGCCTTCGGCGGGGACTTCGGCGTCGTCCATCAGACGTTTTGCGCGGATCAGCTTCGCGAGGGTCAGGCCGGTGTTGGCGGCGGTGGCTCCCGTGTAGTTGACGGCGACAGTCTGCGTGGGCGTGACGGGGGTTGTGCCGTTGGTGCCGGTGTAGTTCACACCCTCGATGGCGGCGATGATGATGTCATCTTGTGCGCGGTAAGCGCCCTTCGCCTGAGCGGTGACGAGATCGCCGCGCGGGTCGGTGAGTTCGCCGAGCGAGATATGATCCCATTCGTCGATCCAGTTGACGGCATCTTTGCCGTTAACGCGGAGCCAACGAGCTGGCATGTCCACGTCTTGTGGGATGGTCTGGCCGTTACGGGTAACGACGTCACGCATCTCGATTTTGCCGATCTGCGAGAACTTGCGTTCTTTGCCGCTGACGGGCTTGCGGGTGACTGCGGGTAGAAAACGGGAATCGGACTGCTGAAGCAGCGCCATCCAGTTGTTGGAATACATCACCTGATAGTGGTCAGGCAATTGCGTTAACACTTCGCCGGGCATGGTATTATGAAAGTTTTATGACGTTTAAACCTGAAACCTTATCCAACGGAATTCCGGGTGTCCAAAGGGGCCGGACGATGGATGTTTTATAGTTTCAGGTGCCGCTAAGCGGGTTGCCCTGTGTCCTATGGACATAACCCTTAGCTTCCTATCAGGGAAAACCTCAAGACGAAAATGCAAACGGCGTGATAGCCTTAGCCCATCATGGCCTACAAATACGCAGAATATCGCAAAGCGTGGCGCGCTCGTAAAAAGGCAGAAAACCCAGAAGCCTACTATGCTCAACAGCGAGCTTCTGATGCACGCCGCGATAAAGCCAAAACAAACGCCACTGCGAGCAGAGCTTACCATAAAAACCGAGCTAAGATCCGCGCTCGTCAAACAGCTTGGCGCAACGCGAACCCTGAACTTTACCGGGAGTGCATGCGTAAGAGTAACGCCCGTCCTGAGTCTAAGATCCGGCGAACCTTCACCAGTCGCTTGGGGCAGTTCGTCGTTTCTCGAACATCCAAGTTTCAAGAGTTTGTTGGCGCATCTCCCGCACAGCTACGCGCTCACCTCGAATCCCAATTCAAACCCGGCTGGACATGGGATAATCACGGCACTGATTGGGAGATCTACCACATCCTTCCGTTATCGTCTTTTGACCTCACGCGAGACGATCAAATCAAGATCGCGTGCAACTGGCAGAATCTTCGTCCACTCGCCAAAGCTGTAAACCGCGCAAAGTCTGCTCAAATCACAGAACCACAGATGCCGCTGACTCTGGTCTTAGCCTAAAATAAAACCCCCTCCGTTTCCAGAGGGGGCAGGATGCAAGTTTCGGTGAGCAGCTTCCCGGCAGATCAACCGAAGGCGCAGATGAAGCCTTATACGGCTATGGGTGTGATTATCGGCTGACGCTTTGCAAGGCCGTAGCCCGTTTGAAGAATGCTTCGACCTGATCTTTCGCCTGCTTGTGCTGGACGTGGTTGGAGTCCCAATAAGGGGCGTTCAGCGGGTTGGCTTTGTTGTTGATGATGTCCTGTGCGCGCTGGTTGTCGTTGCCGCCAGTGCTGCCTTGGCCTTCGCCAGAGACAAGCCGGTCATCCGACACCATTGCGCCCATCTTCGCGAATGCTTCGACCACGCGGGCGTTGCGGAAGATCGGGTCCGCTTCCGGGTCGAGGCCGAGCGTACGGGCCGCTCGTGAGGCAAGGGAGACATTCTTGGCAAACTCCCCACCCCACTTCGTTTGCAGGTTGGCCTTTTCAGTCTCGAAGGACTTCTGGAGCGCACCTTGTGACTCGCCGTGGTTCTTCACGGCGAACTCAGAATCAAACTTAGCGAGGTCTTGGAGGGCTTCCGGGCTGAGGTTGTGTTTATGGGCGATCTCAGAGACGCCCTTCGCGTAGTCGTCATTCCAAAGCTCGGCAGGAACGTTCTCGGGACGCTTGAGGCCGTAGCCCTCTGGCTTCTCAGGAACACGCATTATCTCGCGGATTCGTTGATTGAACTCGGCCTTGTCCTTTTCGGACGCACCGGGAGGCAGAGGCATCAACCCTTTCTTGCCGATCAGTGAGGACTGATGGGCGAGGGTTTGCAGCAGCGCCTCGTCAGTATCGAAGCGTTTGAAGAGTTCAGCGTGGGGCTTGAGGTGTTCAGGGAGACGGTCGTAAGCCGTCTTGTCGATCTTGCCGTCAGCACCAATCCAGCCTTCGCGGAATGACTTGGTGACCACGGGACCGCCGGGAGGCGTTTGCTGCCCATTTGGCGGGGTTTGACCGGCTGGGGGCGGTGTTGACCCTTGCGGGGTCGGAGGAGGCGCTAAAAGCGTCCCTGTACCGGCTCCGCCAGCGCCTGCATCGCCTTCAGGGGAGAGTTGAAGCTGGAAGTGTCTCATTCTCCGTCCTCCTGATCGTTACCGTCTTTCAACTCAGTTAAGTGATTCTTACGACGGGCGAGGGTGACGCCGTTCTCAGTCCAGCGGCGGACAGCCGGGCGCCCGCGAGAGTCCACCGTGGCCTCAGAGCGTTTCACCGAGCCCGGCCCGATGATGCCGTAACGATTGTTATAATCGTTCGGTTTGTACTTCTTGAGCCATTCCACGAACTCAGGCGTCTTATCGCCGAAGCGGGGGTCTTTCTTGGGCGCAGGTGGAATGCTGGCGGGGTCGATAGCTGCGTCGGTCGCAGCGCCTTCAACGCGCCAGTCCTCGAACTTGAGCCCTTCGTCGTTGAGGAAGCGGATCACCGGCGCATGGAATTTACGCAGCTTCGCGTCTTTCCAGACGATGGATTTGCCTTCGAGGCGGGCGAGGACTTCTGCGCCGTTGAGGTCGGAGCGGGTGATTTCCCGCGTGGTTTCGTCGAACGTATAATTAACTTTCGACTGGGGGAGATTGCTCTCCGTGGTTTTGGATTCGCTCATGGGATTTAGCGTTTTACTTCTGGTTCTGGTTTCTCCGTCTGCTCGGCCCTCGCGCTAACGATGGCCTGCGTCTGGAGGAAATTGGATCTCTGTCCGTCTGCAAACGCAGCGCGGAGGGGGCACAAGGAGCCTTGGACATCGGCAACGAAGACCGGTGCGTCAAGACGGGCACGTTTTCGCATGTCGTCCCAGACGGTCTGTTGCGCTTCGATGCGGTGTCCGTCGATGCCGAGGACGTGGCGATACGCTGAGATGACTGCCTTGGCTCGCTGTTCGGCCTCAAGCTGCTGCTTCGATTTCTGTTCCATTAAATGTCAATCGCTGCGCCAGCGGCTTCTTGAATCTGCGGTGGCGCTGAGCCGAGGTCTTTGGCGGCGGCTGCCACACCTTGGGCTGACGCGATGGCTTGCTGCGCTGCCATCTGCTGGGCGCGGGCGTCGCGCTTCGCCAGCACTTCCTCCATTGGGCGGATGACCTGCGTGGGCATCGACTGATTACGCATGAGCGTGCGGACCAGCTTGTCCACCTCCACGTTGTCGATGGCGTCAGGGGACACGGAGAGGATTGGCCCGAGGATGGAAATGAGTTCCATGATCGAGCGGTTCTCGAGCGCCTTGATCGCAAGAGCTACCTTCGACGTGTACGCCACCTGCGGAAGTACCAGCTCCATCTCGCCGCGCTGATTTGGGGCGAAGACAGACGCCGGTGCGTCAGGGAAATAGCCGCCGCGGTAAAGGATCGCGAAGATGGACTGCGTGCACGGCGTGCAAAACTCGGTCGTTAGGCGAGTGAAGGTGGGGGAAAACATCACCAGCTTTTCAGAAGCCATCTGCATCGCTTGGTACGCGGTGATGTCGCGGTCCAGACCGGCAAACATTTGGAAGAGGTCGTTGTGAAACGCCTTCTTAATTGCCTCCTGCTTCATCTGCGTGCGCTGGAGCCCGATGTCGTAACGGCCCATCGTAGCCCATTCCTTGGGCATAGCGTTGGGATTGTTCGGATCGAATAGCGTGACACCCGCTGCACGGAGATCCACCGCGTTTTCCATGCTTTCGGGGATCAGGACGGGCGGGTACGCGGTCTTCTCAGCCAGCGCGTCCATCTGCTTCTCGATGAAATTCACTTGGCGGATCGTCGGAAGCACGTCGATGGCCGGGCAGTAGCCATAAACTTCTTCGTTCCACGTCAGGTAGCGTGTGACGGAGTAGGGCGTTTCGTCGTAGCCAGACTCGCGGATGACCTTCTGGTCTTCGCGGCAGACGTAGCACGAGGCGATGGCTTTGTTTCGTCCGTCGCGCTTCCCATACTCGCGTTGATCTTCCGCACGTGGATAGACCGCGTGGATCACGGTAAACTTCGTCTCCATCGTCCGTGGCTCTTTATACGCTTTGAGGACTTTCTCGCCGACTTCCTTCTCCCCGAACTTCTGCACCATCTGCCGGGCTGTCATCTGGAACTCACGGAAAACAGTGTCCACGAATCCTTCGTCGTCTTCGGCGATGCAGTAAGATCCGACGCGTGGACAATGGAAGTTCAGCGCAGCACGTTTACCTTCCTGCACGTACAGCGCAGCGGTGCCGAAGCCGCCACGATCGAGGTACATTTCGTGGACTTCGGTGTAAAAGTTGGAGCCTGCCAGTTCGCGAATAGCGATCTCCGTACACTGGGCGAACCACTGCGCCGCATCGTCAGGAATCTCTCCGTCTGGCTGGCGGGCGGCTAGCTGCGCGGGGTATTGGTAGGAGAACCAGCGCTCAGACGACGGTGTGATGTACTGGAGCTGGCCAGCGGAGAGCGTCAGGTTGGCGTCAATCGCCGTGGTGTCGAAGAGCCACGCATTCAGGTCGGCGTTAGGTGAAGACTGCTGCTGGATGTTATCCTTACGGGGCTGGATCACGTAAGCGAGCTCCTGCCAGATTGACTCGAACACAGACCGAGCCGCTTTGAGCTGGTCATTGCGGGCGATGATTTCGAGTGCTTTTTTATCTTCGCTCATGAGAGATCAGGCTAAAAGGGTTGCGCCGTTACCGGAGCCGAGGGTTTGGTCTGGAGCGCCCTGCTGAGAGAGGATCGTTTTCTTCCGCCAAGCGTCAGGAGCTTTGTAGTTCTCTTTCGCTGCCACACCTTGCGGGCCGGGAGGCGGTGGGCCTTCGGGCTGAGACTGCGGCATCTTCTCAGCGAAATTACTCACCAGCTTTTTACCAGAGGAGCCCATTGTGATCAGCTCCCGAGGAGCGTGCGTTGGCCGAAGCTGGAGCTGACGTTGGAGAACTTATCGCCCTGCCCTGCGATGATTGTTTGTTTAAAGCCCTTGCGGGCTGCCGCCTGCTTCTGCGTGTCACGCTCAGCCTGCAACGTCTCCCGTGAGGTTTGAGTAACGGGGGGGATTGGGTCGGGGACAGCAGCCGGTTGCTTTGGTTTGGAGCCCATGCCTCCGACGTGTGAGGGTTTCTCCTACCGACTGCAAGTCTACTCCTCTACAAGGTGCTCCCGAGTCTAAAAACTCCTTATCCAAATCCATGCACCATTTCCCGAATCTCTCTTCCAAACAGTTACGGTTCGATGTGCGAAGCACGCCCGTTAAGAAGAAGCACAGAGAGCAAAGCGAACGAGCATTCTTCGAACACCTATCTATACCAGAAGTAAAACGCTAAATCCCATGAGCGAATCCAAAACCACGGAGAGCAATCTCCCCCAGTCGAAAGTTAATTATACGTTCGACGAAACCACGCGGGAAATCACCCGC